CTATAACCAGCAGCGCTGGATAAAACATCACCCGCCGGCGAATGCTTGGCAGCGCGCCGGCGGGTGAAGAAAGATGATGTTATGCCCAATTCTACCACAAATTCAAAACGCCTTTGTATCGTTGGACGCATAGGCCCAGCCTTCAGCCTGGACGAGCTCCCTGCCTCGCACGCCGTCCTGGACCGTGCCAGCGTACCGCGCCGGTTGAAAGGTGAGACCCTGACACTGCCGGAGCGCATTTCGTTCTTGAACGGGATGCTGGCATCGGCTCGCGTCGCAGCCATGCGCAAGCAAATCTTCGTGATTAAGGGGAAAGAGGGCGATATGGTCACAAGAGAAGAATACCAGGAAATCGAGGTGAAGTCATAATCTGGGCAGGATGCGGGCATTATGCAGGCCAGAGAGGGAGCGCAGCATGGCAACCCCTCGCAAGAAGTGGCCTCAAGCATGCGAATACGCCCGCCTGGACTCGATTGCTCTGGCCAATGAAGGTGACCACATCCTGGATGGACTGCTCGACGAGCTGGTGGATGCCAACCAGGTACGGAAGGTCGGGCGCGTGATCGCCAACCTGAAAGAAATCCGTTTCAAACTCACCGTCTGCAAGGATGGTGAGACCAAGATTGAGGAGAAAAACAAATGAAAACGAATATCTACCCCCGCACCATTTTTATCTTTCTTTTCCTGTTCACCCTGCTCACATCCTGCAAGGTGAAGAACTCCGATGTCACGAAGGTCCGTGATCAGGCGGCCACCCTGGCAGCCGATCAGAAGGCGGCGCTGGACCTGGTTGGGGATCGAACGCTCCAGGAAGCGGCGCCGGCGTTATGGGCTATTGATCAGGCGTCCGTCGTAATGGCGCCTGGGGCATTCATGCTGCTGAACCAGAACCGAGAGATCGCCATCTTCATTGCCCAGGGCGGCCTGGCCCCCAACGGCAGCCCATATACTTTCGTGGGCGTGATCGACACCGCCCATAATTGTATCGTGGACGCCACCCGACAGTTCTCGCTGCTCAATGTGGATCTGAGTAACGTAAAGACGATTGATGAGCTAAAGGCTGTGCTGAAAAACCGAGATTTTGTCGAGCTGACCGAGAAAACCGCGCCGACTATTCTGGCGACCATCCGGCTGGCACTGGGTTTCTTGAAAACCGTTGGCGTGGGTATTGCGACCACAATGGGCACCACGATCAGCGATGTCCTGGTTGTGCCGGCTGGCGTTCTGACACCCGAGTTCTATTACCCTTGGTGCGATCAGGGTAAAGGGTGTCAAATTATCGAGCAATAAGATGATAACCCCGAAGGTCCGGTTTCAGAAATGGTTCTGGATCCAGCTGGCCCTTTTTCTTCTAATCCTGGAATGCCGAGGATGGAAGAAGCCTCGCCAGGTGGTTCGCACGCCACTGCTCGTTCTTATGCTGGATGATGAACATAAAGCAAAAGAACAGGAGGCCCCTATGTTCGGATTCTGGTTTCGATTGAAGGTTTTCATCTGGCTGCGCGCCGTCCATTTCTCGTTCTGGCTGAAGCGGGCCATCGAGATCCGGGCGGCGAAATCCGTCGGCCTGATCGGCGGCGGGGCGATGCTCGTCGACCGGAAGAGCGAGATATTCAAGTATTACCTAAAAAATACTGAAACTGCCTGCAAAACTGACGCGCCAGCGCCAGGCAAGGCCGAATGATCTACCCCGTCCTGCAGGTGTTTAATCCTGCCTGCAGGACGGCGGAGACAATCTGATGACCGACGAACCTGTCAAGATGCCCAACCAGCTAAGCCCTAAAAACAAACCTGAGCCTATCCGTCTGCGCGGCCGTCCGCGCCGTGAGACTATCGACGTGCCCGACAGCCAGGTGGATATGGACAATCTGCCGCCGGCGGAGGGGGAGCTGCGCACATTGAAAGCCACGGACCTGGTGGAGTTCAACCACCGCGCGGAATACGAGTTCGTGCGGATCGTCAGCAACCTGCTGGCAGCCAGCGATACCGGCGCCATGCGAGCGCGCGAGGTTTGTATAGAATCTGCCGCCCGCATCGACATTTCAATCGAAACCGCCAAGCGTTATTTATTAAAACACTCAGCCTCAATTTCTGAATTTAATATCGAAAAAGGCTGGGTGAAGGCCCGCAAAAAGAAATAATTTGAGCGCTTTTCGATGTGCCCTCATTTAACGAGAGTGTGTGAGTGTGAGTGTGTGTGTGTGTGATCGGAAGGTAAAGATGATCAAAGATGAAGAACTGAAGAAAATCCAAAGCTGGGCAAAGAGGGCCATAGAGGATGGACACAAAGGGTTGACGATCGTGCTGGCCATGGATCCGGTGGTTGTATTCGCCCTCGCCGGAGAGTTGCTGCGGTTACGGGTATTGCAGAGAGCTTTTGAGAATGCCGTGGATGCTGGCTTGAAACGATCGAAGGATGCAGGCGATGAGCGATAATGAGATTGAGACCAGAGTCTATACCATTCGCTGGAATGACCTGGGCAAATACCTGAAGCGTGGGTTGAAGGTGATCAACGTCACACCCGGGCCGGGAGCCGAGACGAACATGCTGGCTGTACTGCCCGAGGAGCTGGTGGCTGACCTGGAGAAGAACCAACAGAGCAAGCGCAAGAGTAAGCCCAGCTTACGGGATATCCTGGTGGAGCTGGCCGGATGGGCGAGCTTCAAGCCTGGGGACGTGCGGCGGGCGGTGTTGTCCGGAGGGCTGGGGATCGACGTAATCGAAGGGATCGACGGCATGTGGCGGCTGCAGATCTGGCGGGAGGGCATCGAGCCGTCCCTGAAGGAATGGGAGACTGTGCTGAAGTCCTGGCCCACACAGCTGCCGGAAGTGCCTTATAAGCGCTTTACTCACAACCAGCGGAAGTACATCCGCGGAGAATGGAAGGTAAACGATGAACAAACAGATTTATCTGGTGTGCCTGCTGCCGATGAGAACCCATTGGCTGGTCAGGCGCAGTCCTGAAAATTCCGAGCTCCAAATCGCTGTATTTCGAAAGCGACCGGGCGAATATACCAATCCAAGACTATACCGACCCTACCAGTATCGGTCCGGCTTGCGTTACGAGCGGCTGCTGCGTATCCTTGGGCGGCACGGAGGCAGCCATGGCGAGATGTAACTGGTGCGGATGCCTGGTTGACGAACGCAAAGCCGATCCGGACGGCGATCACCTGAATTTTACCGATTGCATTGTGGCGCTAAAGATCAAGGTACAGGCGCTTACCCAGGAGTTGATCGACGAGCGGGTGCTGACCGCCTCGCTGACCGAACACCTGGAGATCTGTAATATCATCTGCCCCCTGGCAGACGAAAAGGATGTGTAAGATGGCACGAAGATTTTTGTTTTCGACAAAGATGGAGTCGAGCAACCAAAAGGTGCTCGAGGCGCTAATGTTGGCTGGGCGCGTCACGTGCACGAGTACGATTGTGGTCATCACAGAATACAACACGGTGGCTGCGCTCCTGGACACACTGGACACAGCTGAGGAGTTAGACATGGATGGCCACCCGCCAGCCGATCCGGCGACGGTCTCGGCTGCTGGCCACGTGGTGGTGACCAAGCCCAAGCGCGAGCCGAAGGCCAAGCGGCAGTACACTTCCGGGCCATTGATGGAGTACAAGGCCTGCCACAAGCAAAAGCCTGCCGCGCAGATGTGCAAGACGGGCGAATGCAAGACTTGCAGGATTCGGGAAAAGATGCAGGAGAAGATGCTGGCGAAGTTGCAAGAGCCCGAAAAGTCGCAGGATAAGACAGTTAAACATCCACAAACCTGGACCAACAAGCGGCTAGAATTTGGAAAAGAAGAGGCGATATCGCACATCCGGGATAAGTCATATGTGCAAGTCGATCTGCATAAATTAGCAGGCCGAAAGATTGGGTGAGCATGAAAGCGATCACCCTGACACAACCCTGGGCGACCTTCGTCGCTCACGGCATAAAGACCATTGAAACTAGATCCTGGAATACCACTTATCGCGGCTGGCTGGCGATCCACGCGGCCAAGGGTTTCCCGGAATGGGCTAAAAATCTTTGTGTCGAAAAGCCTTTTGACTACTGGCTGAAAAAGCTTGGCTATACCGTCGAAACGCTGCCAACGGGCTGCGTACTTGCCAAAGCTCACCTTGTCGCTTGTGTTCGTTTTACGGTTGGATATGAACCCCCGGGCCATGAAGGCGAATTCGGTGATTTCTCAATCGGGCGCTACGGGTTTATATTCGCCGCAATTCAACGTTATCAAGAACCAATCCCGGCTAGAGGTGCATTGAGCATTTGGGACTGGGAAGAGCCAAGTTTATAAATTTATATATGGAAATTTATAAAACTTTTGCGTGCAAAAGTCAAAAATCAATCAGGAGATGAATATGGCAATTCTATTAATACCCCTATCTCATATTAATGCTAATCCCTGGCAGACACGGAACAATCCTTCGTCGCCAGAGTATATTAAAGAATTGGCCCTGGATATCGAGGCGAACGGATTGCTGCAGATACCGATCGGGCGTTTTAAGGGTGGAGGAATTGGTGCAGGAGAGCTGGAAGGTGCGCCCGTGCAGCTGGCCTTTGGACACAACCGACTGGCTGCGTACCGCTGGCTGTATGATTTGCGAGATAACTCGGATATCCAGGGTGACTGGAGAAAGATGCCGGTGGATGTGCGCGTGCTTACCGATGAGCAATTGGCGGATATGGCCTGGGCGGAGAATGATAAGCGCAGCGACTGCACACCGCTGGAGCGAGCGATGGCAATACGCAAAAGGATGGATGATTTCGGTTGGAGCCAAAAAGATATTGCTGACCACTTGAGAATTTCGGCGCCGGTGATAAGCAACGCCTTACGGTTACTGGAGTTACCCGATGAAATCCAGCAACATATATCATCGGGCGCAATGAGTGAAAGGGCAGCGCTTGCGCTACTGACATTATATGAACTGCCCGAATCGTTGCGGGATAAAGCAGAGAGAGCGTCTTACGAAAATCAGAAACCATCATTTATTATCGAACAGGCGATTAGTGGGCTATCATCGGATAGCATTCGGGACCACATCGAGCAGCTGGTAAAAAATTATGCTAAGGATTTACATCAGGCACTGTGGGATCTCGATTACATCTTCATCACCAGCGAAGCCATCTATTGGCCGGAATGTCGCACGTGCGAGCTGCGACACAAACCGTTGAATGTCTGCACGAAACCTGATTGTTACGAGACCAAAACCAGAGCCTGGAAAGCCGATTACCTCCAGCAAGCCGGTCAGGTCAGTGGGATATTGCCGCTGGAGCCAGAGATCAACACCTATGAAACTACTCATTGGTATTACCGGATAGCGGCTGTGCCAATTCTGAGCTCAGGCTGCGAGAATTTGCGGTTGGTGTATAGCCATCATTCGTCTGGGGGGCCGTTTACACTGGAAGAGAAAGGCTATCCGAAGACCGAGATCGTGTGCCGGAAGAAGAATGGTCATTGCCAATGCCTTGAGGGCCTGGAGATATTGGAGGCGCAGAGACGAAGAGTAGAAATACTAGCGATCCAGAATACGCCCAAGGTAGAGGATGCCTCCCCCGAGGCTGCTGACGAAATCGTTCAATCCCCAGCTACAGAACAGGAGCAATCCGAGCCGAAGCAGCCTACAGCGGCAGAGCTGCATGACCTGGTCAAGCAGGAAGAGTCGAACGAAAAGAAATATAAAAAGCTGGCCAAGGAGGCACAGGACCGGGCAGCTAAGATTATCGTGGATGGGCTGGCCACTGAACATCCTGGCGCCTGGCGGCTGATATATGATCGGGTTGCTTTAGGTGAACACTGGGATAAAAGGCCGAATGATGTCATTGAAATCCGCAAAGGAATTGCGGAGAAGATCGTCAAATATCGTGTGCAATATAAGGCTCCGGCGGAAGTGGTCGATTCGCTGAATGGATTGCTGATCGAAGCCGGCTTGCAGGCGCCGGTATTTTAGAAATAAAGATTGGAGGATGAAATGTTTGACCTGGTTGTTATTTATGATGGCGATGATAAATGTACTGGTTGTTTAGGGTGGAAACGAGTAAATAATGGCGATGAAGGTATTTCATGGAAGTATTGGGCGGAAATACCTGCGCCATCGAATATTGCGGTGCAACTGGGGATTGTAAGGGCAATTGAATGCCCGCGATGCAGGGGGACCGGTGTCGAACCGAAATTAAACAATGGAGGGGAAAATGCCTAAGACTTACATCAAGATCCTTATTCCTGGTGGAAAACGATATAAAGCTCTTATCGATTGGAAGAGGAGCAGTCGCAGTTTCAAGACTGCTACAAAGGCCGAAGAGTATGCTACGAGATGGAAAGCTCGATATAAAAAACTAAAGATGGCAGAAATCGAAATGAAGGAATTTGAAGATTCTCACAAAGATGAAGGGACGTAAGCAATGAGTGAGCAAACACCCACGTTTGACGTATATGCAATCGTTGAGTTATTCGGTCATGCCCGGATCGCGGGTCGTGTGAGCGAGCAGGTGATCGCCGGCCAGGGTTTCCTGCGGGTTGATGTACCCGATCTGCAGGCGACAAAGTATTTTCCGCCGCAGCAAGGATTTTCGCGCTTTTATGGACCGGGAGCGATCTATTCCATCACACCGGTGAGTAAGGAGATTGCGACACAGGCAGCGCAAATTATGCGGTTACAGCAGGTGAATGCGTATATGACTGTGCCGCAGCTCGAGGCCGGGCCGGAATTGGCGGGGGATGAAGAAGAGAATGAAGGGGATGACGACTTTTAAAACTACATGAAACGCCCGGAGTGCACCTGTGGACGATGTGAAAAGTAATGTCACATTCCAAGAAGTAGAAGATTCGCTCTCGCGATTACTGACTTTATTAGGAGGTGATCGTGTGGTTCAACTCGCTCAAAAGATAGATGATGTCATTGCCGATACGCGCTTTGGGAATGTTACCATCGTCATCACTGATGGGCGGGTGCGACTGCTGAAAGCGGAGAAGAGTTATGAATAATCGCTGGGCAGAAGAAGCCAATTATTGGGATACTGCCGTTGCGCCGGCCAAAAGCCAGGGAGAGATTGTTGAATTACTCCAGAATTTCGGTGCCGAAAGCACCATGCTTGCTCAAGGTCAGGCCAATGGCCGCTATGCCTGGCTAGTCCGCTTTCGCTGGCATGATGCTAACTATCGTTTTTCCTTCACCCCGCTAGAATGTCAATGGCCCAATAAACTTTCCAACTTTGGAGGTAAGCGTCGAGAACATAACGAGCAAGCCAAATATCAGATGGGTCGGATCGCTATTTACTTTGTAAAAGCCATTCTAACAGCAGCCGAGGCGCAGCCAGAGGCTTTATTTGGCTTTATGGAGCTGCCCAGCGCAGCCACCCGATCGGGAATGCCGCCTGTGGCTGCTGAATTGGACGTCTCAACGCTAATCGATGCTGCACCATTATTCCAACTACCGGAAATAATAATAGAAAGATAGTTGCTTTATCCTGGAAACGGCGTATAATTGAATCAGGTTCTAGACCAGCGGGTATCCGCCGGGACCGCAACTTTTGCCATTTATGGCAAGTTGCGGCCCCGGTTTTTGTTTAAGGAGAGTTCCCATGACTTCAGATAAATTGGCTGCATTGGTTGGCGTCCTCATTTCCTTGCTTTTCGCATATTTACCAGGTTTGAAATCCTGGTTCAACAAGCAATCATCCGAGGCGAAGGGCGGCATTACGGCCGGCGTGACCGTGTTGGCCGCCCTGGCTGTTTATGGCCTGTCCTGCGCCGGCTGGTTCACCCAGCTGGGCGTGACCTGCTCGCAAGGCGGCTTCCAGCAGCTGGTGACGATCATCATCGGCGCATTGGTTGGGATGGGTGGGACGTACGTGACCCTGGTGCGGCCGTTCAAAAATCAATCATGACACCGCCCAAAGCATCAATTGATATATCGGTATTTCAGGATCAAATCAATAGTTTGGGGGATCGTATGGATGCAGGATTCACGGAGATCAAGGATTTATTGCGCTCCTATGAGGAACGCACGCGGGCGATAGAGCAACGGGAGGCGGGTTGTCAGCCGCTTATTACCGGGCGCATCGATGCGGTGTGGCGCAAGGTAGACGATCACGAAACCAGGCTTACAACCAAGAGCCAGCAGATCAACGCCCTTGAAAGGCAGGTAGCCAGGCTGGCAATGGTGTACAACTTTTTCGTCTTTGTTAGCTCCGCGTTGGGTCTGTCGGTGATTGCGCTGATCTGGGCGATGATCACGGGACAGGCGACGGTGATATTCAGATGATACCTACAGGCAAGGGCATACTAATCTGGCAACTCAAGAACTGCTCTGGCGGAGATCCGGTCCGGCTGGCCGGGATGGCTCAAGCAGCCGGTTTCTCCTGGGTGGCGATCAAAGCGGCCAACGGGACTGCCGATTTCAACGCCGATTTATTCATGCCAGCAAAGTCGGTGCTGGAGGCGGTGGGTATTCAGGTGTGGGGCTGGCAGTATCTGTATGGCGCGAATATCTACACCGGCGCCAGCATTGCCAAACAGGAAGCGGAAGCAGCGATCCGGAATATCAACCGGTATGGCTTGGCCGGCTGGATCATGGATCCAGAGAGCGAATACAAAAGGAAAGGGGCAGCCGCCTGGGCCGATACCTACGTGACCATGCTCCGGTCAACCTTTCCCAGCCTGCCTATTGGCCTATGCTCTTATCGTTATCCATCGCTTCACCCAGAGTTGCCCTGGCATAACTTCTTGAGACGCTGCGATTTCCACGCGCCCCAAGTGTACTGGATAGACGCACACAATCCTGTGGTCCAGTTGGCGCGTTCATGGCAAGAGCTCCGATCATTACGTGATTTGCCAGTTATCCCTATCGGCTCAGCTTATGCTGAGCATGGCTGGCAACCGACGGTGAATGAGCTAGATTCCTTTGACCAAGAGGCCCATATATTAGGGTTGCCTGGGTTGGGCTGGTGGGCCTGGGATGATCATGGTCTAGAGGAACATCCTGATTACTGGCAGGCTGTGAGTGCGCATGAATGGGGAGCGCCAATACCTCCAGCTCCTCCGCCAGCATTGCCCGTCGCTGTAAGCACGAAGAGTAAATATATCAACATCCGCAATGCGCCCGACTTGACTACAGGGAGTGACGTGGGCGATATCATTGCCACTAAACTACCCGTTGTAGGCGAGAGCGGCGAGTTCTGGCGGGTAAGCGGATACGTAGCCAAGAGTATTACGGAGCCAGTGTGATGCCTACATCTGCGCCGCGCCCCTGCTCATATCCTGGCTGTACCAGCCTGGTAAGGTCTGGCAGGTGCGAGTTGCATCCTATGCAAGTTGTGGATCAGCATAACCCTGAGCACCAGAAGCTATACAACACGCGTAGGTGGAAGATGATACGCAGGCTGCAGTTGAGCCAGCATCCCTGGTGCGCGCAGTGTTTGCGTGCCAACATCTATACCCCAGCTACAGATGTAGATCATGAGCAACCTCATAGGGGTGACCCTGTCAGGTTCTACACAGGCAAATTGCAATCATTATGTCATCCCTGCCACAGCAGCAAGACTGCGGCGGAGGTGGGCCTATCCTCCAAGGGGAGGGGGGCCAAAAATGTTTCATTGGGATACTGAATAGCGGGCGTGGCCTGCATCGCGAAAAAAGTTCCCCGATCGAAACTGTAAAAAGGCGGTTCTATGCCTACTCCGGTAAAAACTGAGGAAAAGATAAAAAAGCACCTGACCAACGCCGAGCGCGCGGCGCGCCAACGGGCAGAGGATGAGATCGCGCGGGATAAGCGGACCTGGTTGAAATGCCCGGACTGGCTGGATGCTGACGCTAAGAAGATCTTCGAGGAAACAAAGCGACGGCTGAAAGGGTTGCACCTCCTGGATAATTGCGACGTGGAGCTGCTGGGGATCTACTGCGACGCGGTAAGCAAATACCGGGCAGCGAGCAAGCTCCTAGCAACGGTCGACGATGAAGGCGCTCCCCTATCGACGCCGGACGATCTCAAGGCCTGCCAGGCCTGGGCCCGGCTGATTGCCCAATATGCGGAAAAGCTGGGGCTTACTCCTACAGCGCGCGCACGCCTGGCCAAGCGCAAGGCTGAGCAAGAGCCTTTGGACGATCTGGAAACGCTTCTCAACGATGTAACCAGTTACGTGAATGGACAATGAAAGTTATTCGAGCAATCATTCTGGTTCTTATAGTCTGCGTGGTGGCTGCCATGTTTGACGAAGCGCGTGCGACCCGGGCGGTGAGGTTCTACGAGAGCCTGAAGCACACCAAGGGGCGGTTCTTCGGGCAGCCGTTCACGCTACTGCCCTGGCAGGCCCAGATCGTGCGGGATGTGTATGGCACGGTCAATGAGCGCGGGGTGCGGCAGTATAAGTACGTCTATCTCGAGGTGCCCAAGAAAAACGGGAAAAGCGAGATGGTCGCCGGTGCAGCGCTGTTCCACACGTTCGCGGATGGAGAATGCAACGGTGAGGTTTATGGCTGCGCAGCTGACAAGCAGCAGGCCAGTATCGTCTTCGATGTAGCCGTGGATATGATCGACCAGGTCCCGGCGCTGCAGAAGCGCGCCAGGCTGAACCTGAGCACCAAGAAGATCACAGACCGGAAAACGGGGACGTTCTATAAGGTGGTTTCCAGTGAGGCCTACTCCAAGCACGGATTAAACGTGAGCGCGTGCATGTTTGACGAATTACACGCCCAGCCGAACAGGGATTTGTGGGACGTGATGACCTTCGGCGCTGGGGATGCACGCACGCAGCCCATCTGGTGGATCATCACCACGGCGGGCGACGACCCCGACCGGGTATCCATCGCCTGGGAGCAGCACGATTACGCCATGAAGATCCTGGCCGGTAACATCATCGACCCGACCTGGTACCCGGTGATCTATGGTTACGACAAGACCGACCATGACGATGGGAATGACATTTACAACGAGGCCAACTGGTACAAGGCCAATCCCAGCCTGGGGCACACCATCACGATAGAGGCAGTGCGCGAGGCAGCCGAGAAAGCCAAACAGAAGCCCGCCGACCAGCGCTTGTTCCGTTGGCTGCGGCTCAACCAGTGGATTACCACCAAACTGACCACCTGGCTGCCGCTGGACCTATTCGATGCCACGATCGGGACCTGGACCCGGGCCGACCTGCTGGATCAGGAATGTTACCTGGGCCTGGATCTCTCCAGCACCACCGACCTGACCGCCCTGGCGACCGTTTTTCCCCCGCAAGGCAAGCAGCTCGACTGGAGAGTGTTCTGGGATTGCTTCATCCCTGCCGAAAATATGGATGAGCGGATAAAGAAAGACCATGTGCCCTACGACCAATGGGCCCGCGCGGGTTGGATCACCCCAACCGAGGGCAACGTGGTGGATTACACCAAGATCAAGGATCGCATCCTGGAGATCAAGAAGTTCCACAAGGTGATCGAGGTATGCGCCGATCGGGCGTTTGCGACGATGTTGATCCAGGAGCTGGAGAAGGAAAATCTGACCTGTGTCGATGTCCCCCAGACGTTTATGAGCATGACCAACCCGCTCAACGAGACTGAGCGCCTGCTGCGCGAGCACAAGATCACCCACGAGGCCAACCAGGTAGCGCGCTGGTGCTTTGGCAATTCCAGCATCGCCAAGAATGGCAATGCCCAGATCAAGCTGGTGAAGGAACACAAGGGCAAATCGGTCGTGCGTACCCGCCGGATCGATCTGGTGAGCGCCTGGATCGATGCTATGGCGCGGGCGGTCAGTTACAAGGGCAGTGTGGATTTGAGTGCGTTAATTATGGATCCGAATTGGAGCATGTGATGAGGAAGTATCTGGACGATCTCCTGCTGGGGCTGGGCGCCGGGTTGATCCTGGTTGCTACAGCACAGCTCAGCGTGGTGGCCATGTTGTACGTGGCCGGAGCATTTTGTATTATCGCCGGTGTCCTGGTGGGCGCCGGTCAGAAGGAGTCGAGTAATGACAGACAGAAAGATTAACTTCTCGGATGTGCCTGTAAAGGCCGTGGACATTGGCGGGGGTCTGTATGCTCTGGCGATTAGCGGGACGGTCGTTTCGTCTACCACCGTCACGGCCAACCAGGGCACGGCGAATGCTACACCCTGGCCTACGTCTGACGCCGGGCCAAGTTGGACAAGCAAATACGGCGTTTCGGGGGCGGCGGCCGTATCCGCTAACGCATCATCCACGCCGCTTGTGATCACGGACGCGCCCACGTCCGAGCAGAAGATCGTCCTGGACGATCTGATCCTCTCCGTGGATACGGCCATGACCCTGATATTAAGAACCACGACCGGCGTCGTGATCCTGGCAAAATTCTACCTGCCCGCGAATGCGGTGATTCAGATCACTCCCCGTGGTCGCATCAAGGCCCCGACCAAAAACCAAACCCTCGAACTGCTGGCGTCGGCATCCGGGAACATCGCGGCGACCGCCGTCTTTCACAGCGAGGTCTGATATGCCCTTCCCTGTAGCTGCGGCACGTGGCAGAATACTACCTAGTGGGTGGGGTTTACCCTACACGTTCAATCCGGCCAGCCTGCCAGATGGTGCATTCCCTGCGCCGTGGGTTGGGTCTGCTGGCTGGACAATTAGCGGTGGAAAAGGCATTTGCGCGCCGACACTTGGCGTTGAACTGCTGACAGATCCCGGTTTGGAAGCAACTTATACAGATGGATTATGTGATACATTGTGCAAGAGTGGATCACCAACTGTAACCCAATCTGCCGATGCACATGAGGGTACTAAGGCTCAGGCATTTACCTCGGCTGCCAGTGACGACGCGCTCAGTTTCGCGTTTAGCACTGCATGGGTAGCTAACACCTGGTATCTAGGCAGCGCGTGGGGGAAACGTACAGCGGGTACTGGAGGCAAAACTCGACCGAGCCTGTTTGTGGTAAATGGGTCGCCTCAGAATTTCCTCTGGCCCAAAGGTTTCGATTCGGCCACGTATGAAAAAATACAGGCGGCAGTCCGGTCGCAGGCTACGGCATCCCCACAACGCATCTTTCTCTACCCTGTTTACAACTTGGCGACATCCGGGTATGACACTATTCTGGTTGACGATTGTTCGCTTAAAACAATAACCTGGGCATCGATGGTTAAGCTTATCGATGGAGCTACCCCAAACGTTATTGCAAAAGCACAATTTACATGGAACGGAAAGAATGGCGTAGCGGGAGTGCTTGCTAGAGCAAATGCAGGAACCAATCCATCTAACTATCTCATGGCTTATTATTGGCACCAGGCCGGTTATGCGCTTGTTAGTTTAGTGAAGGTGGTCAATGGGGTGGAAACCTCATTGATAACCGATTATACGAATTCTCCCGGAGCGGGTGGTGGAGGATTGCCAACTACGTCACAGTGGTTAGAAATCAGATGTTCGGGAACAACTGTCCAGTTATACCAAAACAATATCCAAGTTGGCGCGGATCAGACCGTAAGCGATGCTGAAATTATCAGCAACACCTATCACGGCGTTTTTCAGTCTGGAGGTAACAACTTGGAAGTTTTTTTTGCGGGCTTGAATTAGACATGAAACTTGGCGCTTGGGGATGCTCCCTCACCAATCCGTCTGATGCGTATGCGGATGCGACGAAGAATTGGGTTGTTGCCAACTACCCACAATACAACGTGTCTTATATCAATCAGGCGATTGGAGGCCATTGGCCCTGGAGTAATTTAGTCAGATTGAATGCCAGTTTATTGGCGAGCAGCAAGGATTTTATTTTGTGTGACATTCGTCCGACCAATATAGGTCGGGAGATGCAGGCTGCGGAAGCCATTTTGAGACGAATATTTACAACCAATCCTACCGCGAGAATTATCACCCCCATATTTCCTAGCTCGGTTGATATGGTAACAATTGCGCCCCTGGATGACACTGCCATCGCTGCTAATGCTCTGGCTGCTTACTATGGTGTAGTGCTGATCGATTACCGACAAGCGGTGATCGATCTAATTACAGCGGGACATGCGGTGACAGAATATTTATCGGATGGGGTACATCCCACTACTACCGGAAAGGCGTTATGCTCCAGTTTGGTAGAGGCATATATCTCCGATTATCCCGGATGGGCATTTGGCCCCGAAAACCACTCCACACTGCCATCGCGGTTATACGACAATGGCTATTATGAGACTACGCCGATACGCCTGACAGGAATGCAATATACCAGCCGTACAGGTACATGGGCAGATGTAGGGCCGGTAACGTCATCGAGCGAGGTGGGAGCGACAATCACATTTACGGCAAACTGTAAATCATTCGGCCTATATAATTCCACGGGTATTCCCGCCACAATGTACGCAGACATCAAGGTTGACGATGGAGAGTGGCAATTATCGCAAGTGGTAGACCACAATGGAACGAATTATATATTTTCAGCCGGATTGCATACCATCACTATCCGGGTGATCGCCGACAACCCGATTCAAATTGATGAGTTTTGGGCGATATAGGAGTCTTATGCTAATCAAACGCCTGCTCTCCGCCCTCTCTCCTGTGCCCCAAAAGATGACCCTGCCCGAGCTGGTCACCGCGCTGACCACGGTATCCTCTTCCGGCCAGGCCGTCACCGCGGAGACCTCGAAGAACGTGGCCACCGCGTACCGCTGCATCAACATCCTATCCGATGACCTGGCCAAGATGCCGCTGCAAACATTTATGAGCCGCTCGCCAGGCCAGATCGAGCGCCTGCGCCCCAACGCCCGCCAGCAGAACACCCCCTGGCTGCTCGAGGTCACCCCCAACCGCTGGATGACGCCGTTCGTATTCAAAAAAACACTCATGACCTGGCTGCTGACCTACGGCGCCGCCTATGCCTGGCTGCCCCGCCGCCAGCCTGGCGCACGCCGAGAAATGTTCATCCTGCCAACCAGCGGTGTACAGCCATACCTGGATAAAAACGGCGACCTCTGGTATCACGTTGCTTTCACTTCCGGTGTCCCGGAATGGATCCCGGATGTGGAAATATTCTCGATCGTAATCAACTCCACCGACGGGATCACCGGTCGCAGCGTGATCACTTATGGCCGTGAGAGCCTCGGCCGCCAGATGGGCGCCCACGAAACCCAGGCCAAATTCTACGCCCAGGGACTCAACCCTGGCGGCTTGATGTGGATGGCCGGAGAGTTGGATAAAGAAGCGCGTGCGAAAGTCCGCTCCGCCTACGAGGAAGCTATGAGCGGCTCCTCAAATGCCTATCGCCTGGCGATCCTGGATAACAAGACCACCAAATTCGAGCAAATCACCATGAAGCCGGTGGACGCCCAATTCCTGGAGTCGATCAATGCCAACGATCTGGAGATCGCCAACTTTTTTGGGGTGCCCAGTTACAAACTCAATCAAGGCAAGCAGTCCTATCAATCTAACGAGCAGCAGAACCTGGATTATCTCAACACCACGCTAGATCCCTACCTGGTGCAGTGGGAGCAGGCTGGCGCGCTAAAATTCCTGAGCGAGCTCGAGCAGAACGATACCTATTTGCGCTTCAACCGCGACGTGCTCCTGCGCACCGATGCTACCACCCGCGCCGGATATCTGGTAAAGAAAATCCTCAGCGGGCAACTCACCCCCAACGAAGCGCGGGCCATCGACGATCTGAGCGCCTACACAGGCGGAGATCAGCATTACATCCCGGCCAACATGACCGTTATAGGAGGTCCCAATGGAACCTAAACAACCCATCCGCTGCTTCGAGGGTGAAGCCAAGCCCCATGAGCCATTCTGGCGCTGGAGCAATGCGACCGAACAGGGCGCCGCAGGAGAATCGGGCGTGGCCGCCGAACCGGAGTTGGAGTTCTATGGCTACATCTCCGAGTATTCCTGGTTCGATGATGACATCACCCCAAAAAAATTCAAGGCCGATCTCTATCGTTTCGGCAACGGCGGACCGATCACCATCCGCATGAATTCGGGCGGCGGCGACATGATTGCGGCCAGCGTGATCCGCAGCACCCTGATCGACTATCCAGGCCGGAAGACCGTGCGCATCGATGGCCTGGCGGCCTCGGCTGCCACCGTGGTGGCCCTGGCTGGCAACGTGATCCGGATGCAGGATACATCATTCTTTATGATCCACGATCCGATGGTCATTTTCTTTCTGGCCGCGTTCAACATCGAAGATTTGAGCCGCCTGCTCGAGGAGCTCAAATCAGCCAAGGGCGGCCTGGTTGATGTCTATGAACAACGCACCGGCATCAGCCATGACCGCCTGGCGAAGATGATGAGCAACGAAACCTGGATGAACGCCCGCGAGGCGGTAGATCTTGGCTTTGCGGATGAGGTGATCGGCGTTCCAAGTGGTCAGACACATGGGTCTGCCCCAACAGATTCGGCCCAACAGACGGCGATGGTGAACGCCATCAAAAATTATCGGAATGTTCCGGCTGCGCTGCGAGCGATCCTACAGCCCGCGGCGCGACCGGTGCAAATCAATCAGCAAGCGGTGGATCGACTCCGCGCTGAAGTTCTAAGAATTGTGCAAATAGGAGGCACAGAATGAACCTGAAACGTTTCTACGATGCTGCCAATGAGGCAGAAGCGCGGGTTCAGACGATCGCCGCGCAAATCAACGACCTGTTCGAGAAGAACCAGAACGAAGAAGCCCTGAAGCTGAAGGAATCGCTCGATAAGGCCAAAACCAACGCCACCCAGGCCCACCAGCTCTATCTCTCGATGCTGGCTGCCACCCAGGGCGACGGGGATCCCGCCAAGCGGTTTGTGCCGATGGGCGGAGACCACGAACCGGCGGCGATCACCGAGTTGCGCGCCAGCCCGGAATATAAGCTGGTGTTTTTCGACGCCCTGCGCAATGGCGTCACCATCAAGGAGATCAAGGCGGGCCGGTACAGCTCCGAGAAATACGGACTTCTGCTCAACGCCCTGACCGAAACCGGCGATTCCGGCCATGAGGGCGGGAACTTGCTGCCGATCGAGTTCGACAATAAGATCCGCGAGTTGATGCGCACGTTCACCGACCTGGCGAATCCGGCCTGGTTCAACATCGAGGACGTGACCGCTTACTCCGGCTGGCGGGCTGTGGAGCAAGGCGGTCCGGCGGCGCCGTTTGCAGCGCACACCGAAAATCAAACGATGGCCGAAGCTGTGGATCCTGAGTTCTCCCAGGTGACTTACACCATCGTGGAATACGCCGGGTATATCCCGGTAGTGACCAACCTGCTGTCAGATACTCCAGCCGCCATCATGGCCTACCTGGGGCGCTGGCTGGCCAAGAAGGCCGCGCTGACCAACACCTCCATCATCGCCACGCTGATCAAGGCGATCTCCGACACCAACGTCACCGACTACACCGAAACCTTGAAGGCGATCAAGACCATGCTGAACAAGACCCTGGATCCGGCGGTCAGCGCGGGGGCAGCTATCTTCCTCAACCAGAGCGGGCTGGATCTATTGGATCAGCTCGATGATGGCCTGGGCCGCCCGATGCTGCAGCCCGATCCCACCCTGGCGACCGGTTTCCGCGTCAAGGGGCGCCCGGTGGTTACTATCCCCACTACGCAATTCGCCGACACGGACACCAACACCAAGACCCAGATCGCCATTGGGGATGGCCGGGAGTGGCTGACCTTCTTCCGCCGGATGCCGTTTGAAATGAGCGCAACCACCATTGGTGGAGATGCCTGGCGCTTCAATAACACCGAAGTGCGCGGCATCCTGCGCGCCGATGCAAAGGTGATGGATGCAGCCGCGATGGGCTTGCTGCACATCACCCTGCCGACCTGAGTCGATTAACATTCCGTGACGCGAATTTATAGAGGCGGATGCCCTCCGGGTGCTGTAAACCGCAACATCCGCCCATAAACTAGAAGGAGTTGATTCTATGGGATATCCAATAACAAAAAACCGAATGCTTCCGGGCGGCAAAACTTGGGAGATTGGAAATACTTTATCCATTCTCGCGGCGGGAACACTTACTGCCGCGCCTGGGGCAACCTTCAGCGGAATAACTGGAGCGACCACGTTTGCCTCGTCTGCTGAAATTCAAACGGGCACCGAGGCAGCCAAGGTCATGGCGCCAGACCAGTGGACGCTGGCGCGGGCTCTTCTGCCTCTGGTCACAGCTAAAACCATCTCGACGGCCGCGCTGGGTACAGTGCGGCAGGTGCACGGAGCGATCACGGCCAGCCATGCGGCCATCGCCAGCGGAACGATCGCCGGCGTGCGCGGCCTGGTTACGCTCTCCGGAGTGAACAGCGCCGGCGGAGCTTACTTTTACGGCGCGCAGGGCAAGCTGATCATCACCGGCACCCTGAACCACGCCGACAGCCGCGCCTGCGCCCTCATCGCCCAGCTCGACTGCCTGACCGGCGGCCCTGGGACGATCAGCGCAGGTGAGCTTTCCGGCCTCTGGATCGATGTTCTTGGACCGACCGGGATCCCGTTCAATGAGTACAGCGCCATCCGCATCACTGCCAACAAGGACAATAAATTCCAGACGCTAATCTACGCCCAAACCGACGCCGCTTTCTTGTTCGATATCGTGAAACCAACCGGCGGCGCTCAGGCGCTGATTGTCGCAGCCGGCACCAACTCTGCGTCCGCGGGCGCTGCGACGGGTGTGGCTGCCAAGGTGGCACTGGTGCGGATCGATGGCACGACCTACTACATCCCGCTCTTCTCGGGCAATACGTAAAGGTGATCCATGCCTATCACTCGTGCAGACCTTGAAAAGCGCCTGGCCGATCTCCGGGCCGATCAAGAACAGGTCCAGAATAATATCGTTCAGCTGCAGGCTAACCTGAACGCCTTCGCGGGCGCTATTCAGGACGTCGAATACTGGCTGAGCATCCTGGGCCCTGCGCCAGAAGAAACGGACACGCAGGAAAAGTGAATCATGATAAAAATTGCAAAAGTTATGTTCATCCGCGACTTTGAGGACCACAAAGCGGGCGAAGTGGTAGATGTGACTGCAAGCCAGCTCCACTACTACCAGTTCCGTGAAAGGGCTTGCATCGAAGTCATGATGTCTTTGGAACTCCTGTCTGAGTCTGCTGCCCCGAAAAAGCCCAAGAAGGATAAGAAAACAGCATGACCAACATCCTCACTGCGGCAGAAGCCGCCAACGTACTACGCTGTCTGACTACAGACGCGCTGATGCTGCAGCTCCTGCCGCAGGTGGATGATTACATCAAGACCGCCACCGGGCGCGACTGGACCGCCGACAGCAGCATCTATCCAAAGGCCAAAGCCGCAGCCCAGATGTTGCTGGCGATGTGGCACGAGAACCCAAGCATGACCGGCAATGCCGGAGCTCTGCAAGGCGGTCTATCTGCCTGCCTGACCCAACTTGAGGCACAGGCGCTCGAGCTGGAATCGTCCGGCGTGCCAGATGCCGCTCTGACGATTACTGCCAGGCTGCCCAAGGACGGCGATACCGATATCGCCATTACAGCCAACCTGACGCTGATCTTCAGCCATGCCATGGACAGCTCGGCCACCAGCGCGGTAGTGCTCAAGAATGCCGCGGGCAGCACGGTTACAACGGTCAACATCCTGGATGTGACCAAGAAGATCCTGACCGTCAATCCGACTGGCAGCCTGACCTCGGACGCGGCCTACACCTTGGTGATC